TACTTTCTTCAATAACAACCGTGATGCTTTTTCTTGTTTAAATTTAACTTGAGTAATTAAAAAAATGGGCAAAATAACAAAAAAAACTGTCCATAAAACAAAGCGTAAAGAGATTAGATCGGTAAATTCCGAAACATCGGTCTGCACCATATTTTGAATTTGGTCGGGTGAAATAATGACACCCAATGTGTTTACAAAATAAGAGCTAAAGCCACCAATAAATATCAATAAAATTGCAAAGATTTTGGCAGTCCATTTCCAATTTATTAATTGAAAAATTAAATTATATGCCGCTATTAAAATAACTAATGTCGCCCCTAAGAAAAGAACTGACTTAATACCATTATAAGGTGTAAGTTGATGGATTTTTTTAAAAAAACCTATATTCAGAAATAAACCTAGCCAGATAGATAAAAGCAAATTAAAATTTAATAGTGTAACATCCTTGCATATTTTTTTGAATTTAAAAACATTAAGTGCCATTTTTAAAAACCATTAAATATAAAAAATGCTAAGATTAGATACCATACCTTAAAGAAAAATTAAAAAAGAACCTTTGTAATATTCTTTATTTATATGACGATGGCTCCTTGAGCTAAAAAATCAGTTCATTATTTGAACACATTTTATAAATAAAAAATTTTAAACTTTATAATTGATTATTTTAAAATCTTAAAACCGATTAATTATTCGGCTTTAAGACTATATTTTTATTACTAAATTTGAAGACAGGAGATAAGAACTAACTTTATATCTTTAGCAACCTAAATATGCATAGTTATCCCCAGTTGAAATGCTCGCCCTGGTAGAGGGGCAATATATTTTAGAGGAGAGTTTTGTGGTCTAGCCTCTTCGTTCAGCAGATTTGTACCATTTAAAAATATATCAAATGAAGCATTTTTAATCTTTAATTTTTTATCTATCTTAAATTCAAGTAAGTTGTAACCAGATAAAGGAACTTCCTGTATTACATTCTTACCTAGATATCTTGGCTCATCGTAGTAAATACTTGAAATTTTACCTTTCCAAGAATCATTTCTCCACTCAAGAAACATGCCATAACGATTAGTAGGCATATTTGGTAGGTAAACTCCATCATTAGCTAACCTTATATCTGTAGGATTAACAGCCTTATTTTTAACAAAATCAGCTAAACCACCTAGTTTAATATTCCCAATATGAGCTAGATTAAAATCATAAATTAAATCAATTTCAAACCCTTTGACGTCAGTGTCTGTCTGTTTCCAGTATTTTAAAGGTAATCGATTTTGCACAGCAACACCTGAATGAGATAAATACATATAATTTTCAAAATCCATTTGATACCCAACAAGTTGCATGACCCAATTATTCCAATTCAAAAACATACCTAACTCTAAACTTTTAGATTTTTCTGGTTTGAGATTCTGGTCGCCTTCTTCTTGTGCCATAACAGAATAGTGAACATTACTTGAATAGAGCTCATTCACTTCAGGTGCTCTTTCTGAAATACCATAATCAACTTTTAAATTTATAAAATTATTAACCTTATATTCTCCTCCGATAAAATATTGGTTTAAATTATATTTTCTATTTTCTATTCTTGAATTACTAGCATTTCTTGCTAGTTTAAAATCATTATCTTGAAGCTCATGTTCAATTCTTTCAAAACGATAGCCCGTATTTAAAGTAAATTGTTTGATATTTAATTCTTCTTGTAAGAATATAGCTTTACTAATAGTACTTACATTAGGTAAATAGCGCTGAGTACCACTTCCTTCGATATTCCTATTTTTAAGGCTAAAACCAAGTATCCCATCTAATCCCTTAAAGGATGACTGTTTCATTATTAATTCAATTAATTGATTATCAATTTTATACTCATTAGCTTTTGCAGTACCAACATATTCTCCAGATTTATTAGAAAGCTGTTGAAAATTCAAACTTATCTCTTCTGCAGAGGAAATTGGTTGGATAAAATTGGAATTTAATACAAAACGATTTTGATCTATTTTCACACCAACCGGTAATGTTTCATAAGAATCAGCAAAAGATTGATTTTGTAATGAAAATCCTGGTACACCATATTCACTTTTTTTCTTATCTGCACTCAATCCAATGAAACCTTTATCAAAAAAGTATGTTGTTCCAAACCCAATATTCTCATTCTGAGCATAACTGTTACCTAATTTTTTAAAATAATTTGGTGTAACATCCGTATTGATCTTTTTTATTGTATTTTGCGGAGTATTAGGTATGTACTCTGGATTTTTTGGATTTATATATGTTTTTCCTCCCCATATAGATGTGGGCTTATCTGTATAAAAAGAAAAATCGCCATCTGCCCAATCAGGATTCTCAGTCATAAATTTATCTATGTATGGTTGTGACGACTTGTTATAAATATGTTGGACTCTACTATCTTTTTGACAGGAAGCTGCTAATGCACTATTGATCCCACCTGAATTTGAAAAAATCTGGTCTTCACATAATTTGGCTTTACTATTTCCTGGAATTTTATAAGAAGAAATTTCATATTCTGAATATCTTATATTTGTAGACCAGTTTTTTTGATCATTGATGTTAAAATTGAACCCCTTTACATCAAAATCATTAAATCCTTTCCGAAAGACAATATCTAATTTGTTTGGCTTTTCTTCAATTTTTTTAGGAATTAAACCCGATTCTATTTGAACACTCCCGCCTATTGCATTTCCGCCATAACGAATATTATCTGTATTTTTGTTCACTATCACTTTTTCTATAAAAATTGGATCGAATGGTATATTAATATTTCCACTAAATGCATTCATTCCATTAATAAATTCTCCATTTTCAATTACTCCAACCCGATTTCCACTCAAACTACGTATAACTGGTGCACCTGCATTGGGTCCAAATGAAGTACTTTGTATACCTGTTATATTTTTAAGAGCATCACCTATTGTATTGGAACTTTCTACTTTTTCTTTGTCCACCACATAATTTTTTTCCTTTAATGCATTTGCCTTAAAAACAAGAGGCTTTAAAATTGCAATTCTCTCCTCAGCTTGCACTTGCTGAATTGCTATAAAAATTAACGGTAAAGCTGCCAAAGGTTTCATAATCCCCCCCTTTTTTAAGAAAAGGTTATATTATAACATAACATTAAAAAAACAATCCCTATACATCCAAGCACTTTCATTTATTAGTAAACAGAAAATGATGATTCAAGTTAAATAAGTAGTTTCTTTATTCATTTGATGCTTTTTGGATTCTTTTAACAGATTGAAAAGCTTCTCAACTACAACAGAAGAAATTTCATTACACAATTTAAGGATAGAAGTATGTGCACAACCCTAGGATGAAAGATAGAGGATTATCAAGCTATACAATAACAAACATAAGACTACTCGAGCTTTGTAGAAGTATGTGAATTGAAGTTTATTAAATAGCCCTGATCATTCAGGGCTTTTTTTTATAATGCTCTAGCGCAAATTGAGACATTGACATTGCTATTGATCGTATGAGCTGTGCATCCTGAAAATAGAATGCACAGCAATGTAATTGTTAAAGCTATCTTTGATCGTCTGCAATGAAAGACTTTCATATAACAACTCGATTGGCGATCCAACCATAGAAAAACTGTTCCTGGCTAGGATTGCGTTCACAGATTTCAATGTAACGTTGCCCTTGCATGATATTAAGAACACGCACCAGGACTTTTTCGCCGTCTTTTCCACGCTTGGCCAGATAAGTTTTGAGTGCATTAAGAGTTGCTGGACCATAAATTCCGTCAACTGTTAAATCTGGCCAACCTGCTTTACCTTGGTTATTCAGCAAATTTAAAGCACGCTGTAAGAGTGGTTTTGCAAATCCGGTACCGCAATTTACCCCAGTATCTAAAAGCTCTTCAGCAACTAACGAGCTAATTACATTCACTTGATCAAATCGCGGATCTGTCCAATACTGCTTTTTATAAATGGCTTTGGCCACATCAAGCGGTAAATCTTTCATGTTGCCCTTAAAGCCGTTAGTACGTGCTACTGCTTCAGTAATACCGTACTTTGTTTCACCGCCTCGATCTGCTGGGTTGTTTACGTACCCGCCCTCACGCTTAATTAACTCGTCCAGATATTGTTCAATGTTCATTTCGGTTTCCTTCAGATGTAAAAAACCGCCCGAAGGCGGCATTAGCTGTTTTCAATGTCTTTTCTGGCTTTCTTAAACTCTTTGATCACTTCAACGATCGTTTTACCTTCCTGTTTATCTATAAAATTAAAAATCCAACGGACTAAAGCCCAACCGGGTAAACCACAAACAAAGAAGAACCCACCTAGAGCAATCATCCCCCATACATCAGTAACCCATTCATGAAGTCCCCACTTCACAATAATGAATGAGCCGCCAGCCAAACTTGATACAACCGTACAGATCAAACCAACTGCCCACTCTTGTGGTGAGCGTGGCATACGAGTCATTAATACAACTGCTGCAACCAAACCGACTGCTAAAGTCACCATGATTGCAATCCCATATAATTTTAAAAGTGCTGTAAAACCGCTAGTGGAAACTGGTTCCATTAATTTCTCCAGAAAATTTAGGTAATAAAAAAGCACCCGAATTGGGTGCTCAAAGTTCTTATAAGGTTTAAAGGGTTTGTAAGATTTTCCCTCCATTAATCAATTGAGTTGTCAGTGGTGCAACTCCCACAATTGCAGGTCCACCTGGCCCCGGCTGACCTTCAGTTGTGCCATGGTATTTCCAGTTCCATGTTCCATCATTAGTAGACTTGGTACCACGTTCGCCCCAGTTTCCGCCATCACCTGATAATGGGGATCCATAACGGTCATTTTGGGTTCGGTAGCCTTTTCCGGGTACCGAAGCTTCGGCATCAGTAATTTTTAAGACATTGAAGTAACTTCCAAAATACCAGCGCCAATCTTGTGAGTCGCTTGAAATTGGCTGGCCTGTCATGACCCGTCCAAATGGTGCACCAGCTCCACCCGGAATACCTTGAACACCATAAGACAACCCAGTGTAAATACCGCTTGGTGTTGCTCCACCACCAGATCCACCTCGAGCTAGAGTGCCGCCATCAATAATCAGGTTTAGTTTGCTGTGCCGGTTCAATAAACCGGGTGCTCCCTGAAAACCATCACGACGGGTTTTTGTAAAGTTGTAATCCGGATCGGTAGACCATGCACCAAATGCCAAATGTGGCAACCCGCCATCTCCACCACGTCCAACTACAGCACCTTTAATCGTCAGATTCACAACCAGATCAGGTGGAAACTCACCAGTATCTATCGCCGGTAATTCTGAGGCAGCTGGAACGATATACTCTCGTTTTGGAGGACTAGAGTTGTAGTCGAATTTATAGACAAATCTGGTTTCCGGTCGATAAGAACTTGAACTTGAAACCAATGCACCTGCTTCAACTACAAAACTGATTTCGCCAGTCGTTGGTAAATCACCTCTTTGCATCTGATACAAACGTGCCAGATTAATATCAAGCTGGTCATATCGAATATAAATCGGTGAATCATCTACCGGTACATCAATGAAGTCCTTGTCATTGAGGTAATAACGTTCATCGTAATTAATTGCAGTAATTGTATTAGAGAACTGGTCAGCTGGTTCTCTTTTTGCAACCAGATAAGGTAATGAGCCTTTGGTATCGTCATTAACTACCGTGTAGATAGTATTCACAAAGTCATCGGGACTAAGCTTTAAGGCCCCGTTCGGTAAACGCCCTAAAACAACTTTGTTCTTGGCTGAACCCGGTGTAATAGGAATTAGGTCCACGGTACCATCCCCCATTTGCAGATAGATCACATAGCTCTTGCCTGCAATGAAATCTACATCATGGCTTAAGGTGAGGATTAAACCCTCTTGCTGTACCACTTCCCCGCTTTGATGAATACCATTGCGATAATCTGCTACAGCAATACGGTCACGTAGCACAAGCAATTCAGACTCAGGCGCCGCATCAAAGGTGATGGATTTACGTTGAAACCGAAGCTTGTTCCAGATCCGGTACGCATTAAAATGAGCTTGCCACTTGTTTCGTACCCCAACGGATTTCACTTCTTTCGGGTTCTTTGCTCCTTTGTCTGGCAAATAGATATTGATACGACTATCGTCGGTCGGATCCGTGTATTCATAGATCAGTCCATCGTAGTCATCCATCACGCCAAAGGTTAGATCATGCTTGTAACTATCTGGAATGATATTCCTGAAGTTAAACAGCATTACCGAGTTATCAGTTGGCCGTTCAAAATAAAGCTTGAGCTTGTTGTTTTGTCGATAAGCGGTACAAAAAACTGCATCACATAGATTGGTGACCAGCTCTTCAAAAGACAGGTTTGTATCATCAATCGTAGTACAGAACTCAGCCGCAAGTGGTGTACCAAAATAATCAACTACATCGTTATAAGTCCGATAGATATTTTCCAGATCTATTTCGTCGATCGTACGGCGGCCTATCTTGTCATCCAGTGCCATTGAAACCAATGCATCAGCAAAGCTTGATGTTGGAAATAGCTCTGTCGTCATTGCGCCGTTTTTAAAAGTCGGTAACATCCGCTGAAGATCAAAATTGATCTTGCGGGACTTAACAGATAAAGCTCCAGTGGTTGCATAAGTGCGCGCACGAAAAACCGTTTCATGTTCATACACTGTGCTTTGCAAAGGATAAGCACCATAAAGCGCCTGCCACTTTACTTCATCTACTACCGTTGTAACCGCCGGTGTTGGTGTTAAACGACGTGCACGGACACTACAGCGACCTTGAAATGTCACCATATCCAGCGTTGCGCCAACTGTCTGACGTGACTTTGCCGAACCCTTTAGAATGATCTGCTTTAGCATTGGATTACCAATGGCTGCACCCGATTCATTTACCGGCGTTACTTCTACTTCAATCGTGACGTTTACAGCTCCCTGATTTCCACCTGAAGAAACTGTGTAAAGTCCATTTGTGGCCACAAAGTTACATAGCACCCGACTTCGTTCGACATTGTCCAGAATGAATGGACCAATCCACTTTTCACCTATTGAACTGATCTTTGGTGATAAAGCTGCTGTTTGCTGGTTATTTAACTCTTTAAGCTTTAACCAGTTAGCATTAACGGCCGCCGGATTTGATAACGTCATTCGATCATCAGCTACCGATAGAACACTGTAAGTGCCGTTTAAATCATAAGTCTGGCCGTTAAACGTGAATGAGGCATTCGTGATTTCTACGCGGTCATTACTTACAAACTTAGTGGTTAAATCTGTGTTGTTTGCCGTTGCCCGAAGAATCTCGTTTGGATATGCAAAATGAAGGTAGTTCGTACCTTCTAAAGATTGTGTATCAGCAGGACGTAAAACTTGGCCATTAACAGAAGTTTGATGCTGAACTGTTAAGGGTGGAGTTGTAATTTCGGTACCAAGCGAGAAATATGGCTCACCCGAGACAATATCGACACCCGGTCGAAAGACTTCTACCGATGCGCCGGCAATATCAACAATGTTGGTTTCACCGTCATATGCACCGTTAATTTTATAGTGACCACGACCAATACAACCAACAACATGCTCTACTTCGACATTGTTTTCATATACCTTGTAAGGCACAGTAATCAGATCAGGGGTATCGTGAGCGGCACCATAAATATCTGCGATACGACCATTTACGCGAGTTTTATTTTCACGGTTTGATAATTCGTTATTTGCAGACGAGGATTGATTGTTATTCTGGTTGGTTTGGGTAATTGAGGGCACAGGCATTAATAATGCAACAGCCACACCCATAACTATAGAAGCAACCGCTATCCAAGCTAGAGTTATGGGGTCTATACCCTTGGGATTCTCAATTACAATGAAAGTGCCTGGCAAGAAATCGAGCTGCTTTAATTCATATGCATTCTTCGGTGTGACTTCATTCGCAAATGAAATTTCCGCATGATCCATATTGCTTATGGTATGAAAAATACGGACATGCTCAGGCATATGGTCATATTTTGAAGTAAGCCATTGACCCAAAGTTTCAGCATGTTCAATTGTTTTGTCTTCGGATAAAGGGTCTTGTTTATAAATAATCTTAATCATAGAAACTCACACGATTAAATCCAAATGCTTGAACGACTTGAATTGGCATCCATGAAACGCCTGATTCCTGCAAATGCAAAATACGCCCCAAACGAAAAAGCCCCACATGTGGGGGCTTGTTTCGGTATCTAGAGTGAAAGGCGACTATGCAGCCTTCCTTGGGCATGGGCAATGGATTTAGTAACTTCAATCTTGATGGCAGAAATACCTTCTCTTTGACGGGCTTCATAAAAAACTCAAGCGCCTCTCCTCGATCAATATCATATAGATCCATTGCAGCTTCATGCGCGAAGTGAACACAGTTGTAGTGTTCCTCGTCATATTGCTTATCGAGCAAATGATCGTGACTCTTCATATAGCCCCCTTCAAACCACTAAAACGATCAAGCGAAAAGATATCTCCAGTCTTCGCAGTATTTAATCTTGGTGATTCAGCCTTGAATGTCACAGCTTTATGGTTCATTGCAACACTGGAGAGTTGCAGTCCGAGTAAATAAAACATTGGAGAATTCAGATTGTCTGAACTGTAAATCCGGTAATTTACTGTTGGCTTTACATCGGGATATTGGCCTTCGATTACCCGTTCAAACTCATCCGGCATTACATCACCTAAACCAGATATAGAGACTGTTAATGTCTGGTCCAGATCACCCAGCATTCCGGATCTTTGAATAGATGCTGGCAAAAATTCATAATAGACCTGACCGGATCCCTCCTTATGTTGAACATAAACACCTCGGTCATCATTACGGACTATTCGGTATGTATTCATAAAAGAAGGATGAGAAAGCTCAATACACTCCAATTGATAGACATCAACTTTCCGATTGAAAAAGAATTTGGCATATTCGTTATCCATTAGACCTCCCAATCCTTAATCAAAGCGATATCGGCAGTAAGGTTAGGCTGGTTTTGAACAACTTCGAGCTGTGCATTTACCCGGTAAAGGTTGCCATTCACTTCATTGGTCTTGAACGAGTTCGGAATGAAGTTACACAGGTATTGCTGACGAGCTCCCTGATCAATCACCAGATCCGCATAAAATGAGGCTGGCTTGTTCTGGTATACCCGCCAGAACGCCATCATTTTATTGAAATCGGTTTTACTTAAATTCCAGTTCACATCAACAATGTGGCTATTACGTTTTACATCGATGTAATAGCGACCACGACCGCCGTCCATCTGCTGACGTTTCACATCATCACCCGGTGTTACGCCATAGCCGCTGGTCTGAGGATTTAGCTTTAACTTGTACATAACTTTCCTTCAGGTAATAAAAAAACCCGCTTTCGCGGGTTCTTTTATTAAAGTTAACTTGATTAATTTTTAGAAATTAATAGATATTACTTTTGAATATAAATACAAAAACATCACTTAAAATTAAATTTATTTATTAACAACCTAGCGCTTCTAATTGCTCTAAAACAATTATTGCTGCACTATCTGCTGTATCAAAATCAACTAGCTCATAATCAAAAACACAACATGCTCCAACCATTTGTTCTGGACGTAACCGCGGAACTTTACCTACATTTTCACGCTGTATCCGCATAAACTCTGGACTCAATTTTCCAATTAATTTATCAAGAATACTAGTTTGCCATTCAATGTCCTGCTCTGTTGTTTTCCAGGTATCTAAATCTAGGATTGGAAAACCGGATTGTTCAAATATACAATTAACAAAAACTGAACATGTAAGGCTATCACCTACCGTATTAGGGGTACTTAGAAAATCACCTCCTGAGATCCTAGATCCACCAAAATTTACGATTCCATAAGGAGCAGGAAAATAGAAAACTTCATTATTATTCAAATCTTTATTATGAGAAATTTGTTCAAGTTCATTAATTATATGTACAAGAGTTCTTTCTGGAATTTTTTCTAAATCAAACCAGTACATAGCATAACCGTCAGAGTCATTACGTCTTTGAAAAAAATAGGTTTCATGCCAGCCAAAATGAGCTAGTACTAATTTATTATCTTCAATAAATACAAAACCAGTATGATTTTGTTCTGATGTTACCTTTTTAATTATGACTCCAAGTTGTGAGTCTTTGGGTTTATAATTAATGTCTTTAATGAGTTGAAATTTTGCATTCATTATAAAAGCTTACTCACAACTAAAATTTATATATTTAAACCGCGATCTAAGCCATACATCTCACGTTTTGGGTTTAATCCCTCATTTATAACAACGTTCTGAGTATATAAATACATTTCTTTCCACAATGAAATTTGATTTTTATAAACATTTGTTGAGCGTAATAAAGCTATGAGAGACCATGAAGTTAAACTACTTTTATTTAACTCTTGAAAAAAATTATTTAAAAACTTAAGGTCTTCAACTTGTACAGCTTGATGCATTAATACTGTCATATATGCAGAAGCCTCTCTTCCTCTATTAGTTGCTTCTAATTTATATATTTCAAAATAATGTTTTTTATCCCACCAAAAACTATTTTTAGAATCTTTAAATATCTCAGGTGAAATAATATTATCTTTACTATCAAGTCTAAGATCATATGATTGAAAAGAACCAATGACACATAAGCATAAAAAAAACGCAAGAAAATCTGATTGATTATTTAGAAAGCTTTTAAAAAAAACACGCATTGATTCAGTATGATCAATGAAATTTTCAACGCTTTTATTTACGCGATTAGCAACTCCATTATAATTAGAAACTACAGTTGTACTACGATTTATAGAATTTAGTGTATTACTCGAAAAAGAAGGTAAACTTAATGAGCTTGAATAGGTATCAACTAACATAAGTACCTCCATTTCTTATTAATTTTTTTACTGAATCTTGTAATAATGGAATGAATTTTAAGAAATCTAATTCAGATCTATGAGAAGCATCTGTATTAACATCTATATTCATTAGAATATTTTTTTGCACTTTAGCCTTGGGAATTCCTATATTAGGATCAATCACCAATGACATTTTCTGACCATTAGAATACTGAACAACCTGATTAATTTTAATATTGTCAATAAAATATGATTTATTAGTTCTATAACTAATTTCTTCTAAATCCTCCTGCATGTTATTTAAATAAGAAACATTACTTCTTAACAAATCACAACCTATTTTTTCATTATCAACAGGTATACTAAGCTCAACAACATTACCAATACGAATAATCTTTTCATTGAGCTGATCAAAAAATACGCTAATTTTTTCGTAAAAAAAATCTACCTCTTTGATTATTTCATTGAAAGTATAAAAATTTTCATCTCTTTCAAATACTAATTGTAAATCAATTAAGCTTTGATCTTTTAAATAAACCAAATTAAATTGCTTATTACTATCAAGATTAGTAATTTCAACATATTGAATCAAACGTCCATTTTCTTCCGATTGGGTCATTTCATTAGAAATTTCAAGCCCAGTTATATTTTTCGACCATTCTTTTTTCTTAAAATTAATTTCTCCGTTAAAGAATAATACAGTACGGATACTATCAATTTGCCATTTAAATTCAGTCATGGTATGCCTAATATGATTTATATAGAATTAATCAAGGTTTGTTATACAAGTCTATTGAACAAATATATGCAATTATTACGGATGAATACACATATTTGAGGAGACTATAATCTTTATAGTTAACACTAGATTTAATTTTCCCAAGGCTATACACTCCAGAGACGAAAACACCTTCTTACTAATTAATAAGAAGGTCTCTTAGCGCGAATATTACGTTGAAATTACTACCGAAGTCAATATCGTAGTTCCGATAAGTAGTCAAGCCAGAAACTTTCATAATCTGTCTAATTCTATTACTTTAGAAAAACTACACGCCAAATAACGTCGTCTTGATAAACGTTTAAATATCTTAAATATATGAAACAAAGTGTATCGAAAGTCAGAAACACTTTGTACATATCGTTAGAAAGCAAGTCGAATACAGCGTATAGGTAGTGAAATGCCCCCCCGTTCGGCGGCCTCACATAGTTAACGGTTACGCCTTACAGTGGTATTCTCAGTCAAAGATCGACTAATAGTTGAGTTTGGATTACCAATTTGATCACTTACAAGCTTCGGTACCGTTCTTGGAAGCTGCTTATCCAGTTCATCTTTAACAATGATCCGGACTGTTTGCTCGTCTAATTGTTCAGCTTCAACTGTTGCTCCACTCACCTGATTAATCACTTCAATTTTGAAATTGATTGTCGGTGAAGCAGGCTCTATTGAAGGCATAATCTCAGCTTGAGGTCGAGCAGCTTGACCCATCGTGAAATCTTGAACATCCTCAAGATTTGATCGATCCTGAACAAAACCATTTGATGAGAAGTAGACCTTGCCATCGTGGAATAGATCAGAACTGGCCGAAGAAGAAGTGATAGGTACGCTTCTATTACCCTTATAAATAATCTGAGTATCTTGAACCGGTTGATTAAAGATATCAGATTGCTTTTGGCTTTCTATAAAGGCATTAGAGCTCATCATTGCACGGCGCATGACACTATCAGCCGAGGCATTGTTATTGAGAAAAGCTTCAGGGTTTGCACTCTTACGCATTTTCTCAACTAAACCAACTCCCCCCCATCTTTTAATGTCTTCTTGGGACCATACAATCTCGCCTTTATGGACAATACCAGCAGGCTGATATTTCCCACCAGATCCGGTAAAACCACCATCTGAGAATCCAGCTATTGTTTGCCCAGCAATCAAACCAGCATTTGCATATCCCATAGCAAGCATGGCGGTTGAAGCCGCAATTTTTGCCCCAAAAAATGGGATCGTTGCATCAGCAGCTACTTGTGTAGCTGCCAAATGAGCAGAGATAATCGCAGAAGCAATAGCAAAGGATTGTTGAGCTATAAACATTGCCTTGAAAGAGCGTGAATTTTCACCACGCGCATCCTTAACAATTTGAGTTAAACCTCCCCATGTGCTTGAAGCAGATGAAATCATCTGACTGTATAATTGCAATTGACTGTCGTGATCTGCTTTTCTTGCATCAATCGCCTTCAGGTGGTACTCATTATCCATTTGCTGTCTTGCTTCTTTGAATACGCGCTCCGCCTCCAATCGTTCCTGATAACTAGCTTTTTCAGACTCCAAAACAGCTGCAAGATTATCTTTCAACTTTTGATAAGTTTGAGCGTAATCTTCATCCAATACTTGCATATTGGTTTGCTTGGGCTTGGTGTAGTTTGTCGATTTAAGAAACTGACTAGAGGTATCATACTGATCAATTGTTGGATTCCCCACACCATTACGAATAAAATCAGCCTGAAATGCACTCATCTTCCTTCTACGCTCTTCAAGATCAGTGATTTTTGATATTTCATCATACTCAAGAGCATAACGTTTTTTGATACGCTCCATTTCTCCCAGCATGAATTGCTCAGCCTGAAACAAACGTTGCTCTTGAGCAAGTTTTAGTAATCCTAACTCTTGCTGTTTTTGCAATTCCAGGCCACCTAAAGCAACCTTTCTTTGATCTTCAGAGAGTTTACCCTCAGCAACTAATCGCAAAGAATTGGTTTCATATGTGTACTCAAGCTTTTGCTTCTCAGTCCACTTATAACCATTCACTTCAAAATCTTGCTGAAGTTTGGCGAGTTCATCTTGAGCTTTATATCGCTCTTTGATTTTAGGAATTAAGGCTGTTTGACCCGTTTGTTGCGCAAGGTTAATTTCTTCGTTACGAGCCTTGGTTCGCTTCGCTTGCTCCTCCTCATATTGCTCTTGAAGGTTTAGACCTTGCTTAACTAACTCTAAACGTGCCTTGATTTGCTTTCCATAGGCTCTATCGCTATCACCATCGGATAAACCGCCTTTGCCAACACCACCAGCAATGATATCGGAATACCTTGAAACCTTAGCTACATACTGCGAAACCTCCTTATTTCGCTCTGCACTGCCTTTAACCTTGCCAGTTTTAGTAAACTGTCTTGCTCCACCCTCACCTGCATTATGGGAAAGTATTGCCTGAGCCAAGTCACCTGTTTTTTCATAAACCTTGGCGATATTATCAATTACAATTTTGCCCGACTTTTCCAAGTCATAACTATCAGCAACAGACATATTGTTCTGTTTACGATAACCACTGGTTGTTTGAAAATATCCTATTGCACCAGTATGACTCTTAGCTTCTCGAATACCTTGAGATTCTTGAGCCAATAAGCCTGCAATTACACTTGATGGTATCCCTTTGCTTTCAGCATATTTACCTAAACCACTCGATTCAATTAAAGCAGCAGATCGCTTGGCTACTTCCAATTCAGCTTGTGTGATTTTAAGTTTTTTCTCACTTTCCTTGGTTTGCTTTCTGCTAGATTCGGTAATACTTTCTTGTAAGTCCTTGGCTTCCTTCTGCTTCTTATACCAAGCCTCAAAAATTGCAGCTTCCTGACTAGTTAAACTTCTAGTCATCGGAATTTTATTGTCGGTATAAAACTCTGATGCCGCACGCGCCTTATCAAGACCCTTTTCGCCACCACCAAATGCCTTAGTGTTTTTTATAAGAAAATCATTTTTCAGAATATCTTTGTTGGCGTTGTCTCGTAACTTATTTAACTTTTCTTGAGCAGCGACTTGGTTGTTTAATTCATTTGTTTCTCCTTGTTGAGCAGCAAGTACAGTTTGATGTTGCTTTAGATACTCATTACGCAAGTCATTCTGTTTCTTTAGCTCTGCATTAGCCTGATTCAACGCAATTTTAGACTGATCCGTTTTAGTAGCATGATCCTGTAACCCCTTGATATTTTCAGCAGGAATTTTGGCTGTACTATTGAACTTACTCACAGCATCAGTTGCTGAAATTTGATTTAAAGAATATGCCTGAATTACCTTATTCAACGATTTAACTTGTTCTTCGCTACCACCATTTAACCGAATGAATTCCACTTGTGCTCGTAATGAATCAAGCATTTGTGTTTTCATGTCAGTGAAATTTTGAGTAGCGACTTTTGTTAAGTTTGTTTGAATTGTTAATTGCTTAATTGATTCGGCCGTTACCTCAACATGTTGTCTAGAAGTAGCATTTAAGAGTTTTAGAGCAGTATTACCTTGCTCAATCTTATTTTTTGATTCTGCTACTGCACTAGAGAACTCAATGAGTTTATCAATTTGATTCTGACTAAAACGACCAGATGAAATCATCTTTTTTAAGAGATCACCTGCATCGCTTGCACCTGTAGCAATAGACTTAATGGCATTTTGATAATCTTCATAATCACTGCCAGATAATTTAAATAATTCCTTTTGGATATAAGCAAAACGTTTGATAGCTCCACTAGCATCATCAATTGCATCATTTTGCTGCTCAATCTCTTTGCGTAACCGCACACCCTCTGTTAATGCTTGCACAGTATTTAACTTTATGTACTTATCTGTTAAATCACTAACCGAGTCAGATTGTGTTGCAAGAGACTCTTTGACTTCATCCGAACTGCTGCTTAGTAAATAGAAAGATGCGGCTGTTGCTGCAATTGCTAAACCCATTGGGCTAAAAATCGCCATAAGCGCTGACTTTGCTAAAGCTAAACGGCTAGTAGCAACAGATTGCGCTGTTAAGGCTGCTGATAATCTAGATGAAGCTGCAGACTGTGCTGTTTCCGCAGCAGCAACCTCTAACGCAACTTGAGCTTGTAATCGTCCTAGCTGAGCCATTCGTGTGATGGTAGCCGTGCGACCTTGTTCAGTGATTTGGGCTTTTAAACGAACTTTTTCGAGTTCTATTTCTGCCATGATCTGAGCATGAGTAGCTTTGATGTTCGTTAGTGTCACCTGCGTACTTTGTGCTTCGGCAAGCGCAGATTCCACTTCAGCTTTTGCTGCTGCAATATTTGCATTACGTTCAGCAATTGTGGCAAACACTTGTTTGGTTGACGCAGCAATACTCGCTTGTACAGCAACCGTTTTTGTTAAAACGGCTTTTGTCATTAAGCCAATACCTATGGCAAATGCACTGTCTGCAATTAAATTCAAATTATTTGCTAGTAACTGAATCGATCCTGATAAAGCCTGTGCTGCTCCACTTCCTTTACCAGCCTCTCCTACAAATTTAGTAATTTCATTGTTTAGGAGTGTGAGAGACTGCCCGATTGTTATATCAGTTTTAGCAAAAAGAGCATCAACTTCATCTTGGACATTTTTAAGTGCTTTAACGATTTCCTGTGAAGTGATTTTTCCTTCAGCAGCTACTGAACGTAATTCACCTACAGTAATACCCATACCTTTAGCAATAGCTTTTGCTAAAGCTGGTGTTTGCTCCATTACAGAATTAAGCTCTTCACCACGTAATGTGCCGCTTGCTAACGCTTGTCCGAATTGAACTAAAGCTGCATCAGCAGCTTCTGCACTTGCACCACTAATTGCTACAGCTTTAGAAACTGTTTCAGTTAAACGTGCTGTGTCATCCATTGTGAGGTTTAAAGTTTTGGCATTATCACTAAAACGCTGGTAGACCTGTAGAACAGAATCCCATGCTGAATAGGTTTTTTGAGCAATTCGGAAAGTGTCTTCCGTAGCTTTATTTAGTTCAACTTGATTATTAGTGACCAACTTAAGGCGGTTTTGTAGTCCAGTATATGTATCCATCTTTGAAATGGCTGAACCTACTGTTAATAAACCAGCCATATACCCTGCTAGTGCACGAGTTGCTACAGACATCCGGTCCATAGATTTCGAGGCGAAATCCCCTTTTTTGGTGATGCTATCCAATTCAACTGATAAGTCTTGTGCAGTGCGTTTCGCACGTTCCGAATCAATAACAATTACTAAGCGAGCTTCTTGAGCCATTTGACTTTCCTCTAGGTAATAAAAAACCGCCATAAACGGCGGCAATAAATCGAGACTTAACTAGGCAATACTTTTTGACTTTTCCAAGATCCATGAAGTTATCTCAGCCCCTAGATCTCCATACATTAATAATTGATAAGCTGATTTTGGCGAATAACGCGTTTCTTTTTCACCAGCTATTCCTGTTTTTGAAAGTTCAATATTTTCCCAATCCTGTATAAGATGAGTTGCGATAATTTTGGCAAACTCTTGGGCTGATAGCATGGCACTCATTCTAAAAATACTTTTTTTGGTACAAAGCATTTTATAGGCCTCACCAAATTCAGGATCAGAAAAAGGCTTAATCCTGAAACATCCAAAAACTTGATCATTTTTCTTAAAAACAAACCATTTGGATTTATCCGTCATATTTGCTTCCAAAATTTCGGTAATAAAAAACCGACCATTGATAGGTCGGTTTTAGGCTTTAATCGCTGCAATGATTTCAGGTAATTTCCAGATTAGAATTGGTATGGAAAACAAAATTAAAAAGGCAATAATTGTCTGCCATAAGCCATACTTTTCAATAGACACTTTCATAAGCTCCACTATTGGTTTAAAATGCTCCATATAGATTTACTTTCCTCTTACTTTCGTCGGTGGGTGGAATGAAAAACCCCAGTAGTTAGCGCTACTGGGGTTTTGTTTTGGGTATTAAAAAACCCACTCAAATGAGTGGGTTCTGTTTAAAAATAATTACTAAGCTGGGCAGTTAAACCAGTTCGGTCGTGCTAGAAATCTTTGTCCATTAGACATGGCTATCACCGAACAGTCTGCATCGATCAACGGCTCATTTTGTAGGTTCCTGAAATCCAACAATCTAGCAATATCTCGTGCTGCTTCATTCGCTTTCACTACTAAGTGTGAGTAATACGCGAACTTCTTCACATCAAGCATTTTTACAGCCAGCAGAACTGGAACGATTTCATCATTTTCTATGATGACTGCTTCAGTAAGTTTGCGAACCAGCTCATAGGCGTCTTTATCAAATAAAGGATCTTGAGGTTTCTTTTCCTCTGGCTTTGCCCTTAAATCCATAACTTCTAAATAATGCTTAGCATCCTCAAAGTGAATAGCTCGTAATTCTCGGTAACTTGCTGAGTATTTAAAGTGGTTTTTTAAACGACTCCACATTTGCACAATCAAATTTTTATTACCTTTTGCTCTTGTATGAACAATGTTATAAAGAATGCCAGCTTGTTCTGGTGAGATAGTTTGTTTTCCATTAAGCAACCACTCCATCACAAGTGAATCGTAAGCTCGGATAACCATCAAGTGGAATTTGGGACTAATCCACATTGCATATGCGTAAACAATTTCCTTAACTACATATGTTCCTCTGTTGTCACCACCATTGACTACTTTTACAGCACTCCTCATATTTGAGGAGTGGTCATTATCTGAACTCTGCAAATTTGCAGAGTGGTCAATTTCATTTATTAACTCTTTAATTTGCTCAGTTCTTAAAAAGTTAGATGGCTGGTGTTTCTTTTCACCACCACTTGCTTTATGAAGGTCACCCAACATAAAACGGCCTTCTTCATCTTGGCGAATGGTAAAATCACCAATAACTAATGGCTTATTATTTGGATTTAAAAAGTTTTGTGTTAAATTAGACATGTTGTCTTTCCTGTAGATTGCGACTTCAATCAAGCCCTGTCCGCCAAGATCACGGGCTTTTTTGTTGTCTATTGATTTCATGCTTTCGCACCTTCAATTTCTTTACGCATATTCTTAATCGCTTGATTAATTACATAATTAACCGGTCTTTCATTTTCCTCTGCTACTTTCTTTAACCATTCATGAAGCTCGTGTTCAATTCGCAAGTTAAACTGCATCTTGCGTTGTGGTTTCGATAACACTCCCATTTTATACTCCTATCAATCGGGTATGATTAAATATAGAATTAATCGGGTAGTATTGTCAATACCCGAATAATAGAATTAATATCTATGTTAAATTTGCGGTATATGGTTTATTTCCATGAGTAAAAATGGTGGTCATCTCACAGTCCAGTACAATCTACGCTGGTCAGAAGAACTGAGAGACAAAATCGCTGACGAAGCTAAGAAAAATACTCGTTCGATGAATCAAGAGATTATTGCTCGTTTAGAACACAGTTTTCGGTCTGAGTCAGCATCAAAACCATTCCTTTCTTTTGATAAAGATACCTCACATCTGGTTATTGGAGATGCTGAGGAGCGTAAACGCCTAGCCCAAATAGCTGCTAAAGCTGTTTTTGATGCTTTAGGACAAAGCCTAGATCAAGATGATGATGAAAAAAAAGCACCCTAGGGTGCTTTTTTAATTACGATAGCAACCAAATCAACCCGATCAACAATGCTACACCCACCATTAATCCTATTATCCATTCAGATGCTGGATAGCCAAGAATCAAATTATTATCATTTTGCGGTTCAATAACTTTCGTTGGGTATTTGGGTTCAGGGTAGCTTGGTTTGACTGCCTTAACCGGCTTATTGCTCAGTGGTGGTGGAATACCTATATGCTCTTTACTGCGAGCGGTAGATCTTTGCTTCAAAAAGTTATCATTTACCTTTTTAATTTCCTGTTCACTCAAATTCCTCTCTTTTGGAGCCACCTCATCATCATTGGGAGATAAAGGGAAGTAAATTTCAACTAAATCTCGAACAGAAATATAGTCACTGTTGGGTAGAGCCTTAAGTAACGATAAAAATTTTTTAAACGGCTGTTTTTTATAGGCTCGATTGTAATAAGCCTCTAATTTTTTCTCTAATGTAATAATTGGTCGATTAGCTGTATAAGCCGCCTTATAAGTGTAAGATATACTGCTTAAAGCATTCTTATGCTTGCCCTCTAGTCTTAAGACATTTGCCATATCTTCATGTGGTGAGGAGTCTATAACCAGTGTTTCTGTTTTAGAAAAACCCATCCTACTAGCATGCTTTAAATAGTAATCTTTTTGATGGTTTAAATGTTTCCATGCATCGTCAAAACGCCTTTCTTTAATAGCAATCTGTGCGAGTTTCTTGCTATTAGCGGCATGCCCCAGATAGTCATCCAATATCATATCTATTCAGCCAATCACATTTAATATTCTGTTTAGTCAAGTTAATTCTCTCGAACAACTATTACTTTGTGTTTAGCTTATCTTTGCATGCTGGTGAAGCGAATTTAAGCCCATTGTCCCTTATCATTTTATATCCTCCTCCAAGCGCATAATTAAGCTCAAGAGATGTTGGAGTGAAATTACTTATTTTCCAGTAAGTCCCATCCTGAGAATAGAGTCTATCATTTAATAATTTTACAGACATTACCCTAGCTGTACCTAGGTGGTCTTGGCAAATTACACCCGTCCCATCACTTTCTAGTATTAAAGTCCCAACCAACCGATCAAATTGACCAGTCCAATAACCTGAATTACTAACAGGTGTTGGATGAATATCAAAAAAATTAGCTGTTGTCGCACAACCGGCCATCCCAAAAACCAAACTTAATAAAACAATCTTTTTCATATATAAACCTATCAAATATCAAAATTTAAAAATCAGCTAATAATCCAAATAAAAATTATTAAA